GAGCTTTATCAAATTCGCCAAGCCTTCAATCAGGGTAAGTTATCGGCGACGGAATATTCCGAGGCGTTATTCAAGCTGGCAACCAAATATCCTGATTTCGGTGAACAGGCTGAAGAAGTTCAACAGCAGGTTTTTGCACTATTGGCAGCAGAACGCGCCGCTAAAAAAGCCGCCGCCGCGCTGGATGAATTGCGTAATCCCAAGGCCAAGATTGCTGCACCTGATGCGCCGACAACATCTGCCCCAGCAGAGGTTATCCCTGAATTATCGGACGCTGATAAAAAACGGATAACAGATCGCATCACCGAATTGCATGCGGAAGAACAAGCGTTGCAACGTTTGAATACCGCACGCACGCAAGGTGAAGCGGCTGTGCGCCGTGCCATGGTCGCAAATGAGCAGGATCAGGCGTTGCGTCGCTTGGGGTTGGATGTCACCGGCGCGCAAAGCGATGAGCAGAAAGAATACGCCAACCAGATCAAATCGCTGGTGGGTGATATCTATAAATTACAAGAAGCGGATAAAAATTACCAAGACACTATCCGTGAAAATAACAAGTTAGCGCAAGAGCGTGAACGGCTGGTTGAAGATGTGCGCCAGAAATATGATGCGCTGGATATGTCTTTATCGGCGGCAATAAAACGTGCGGGCGAATGGCGCAACGAGGCGCTGTTAGGGCTTGATAGTACCAAGGCAGGCTATGCCGATTTTGCCGCGCAGGTGGATGCGGTTTATAACGATATGATCGCCAAAGCCCGTGATGAGGATTTGCAAAACTCAAAACGCTGGGAAGACGGCATTAAACGCGGATTGCAAAGTGTCATTGATGAAGCCGATGATATGGCGAGTAAGGCCGAGCGCGGTGTCACCTCCATGTTTAAAAGCATGGAAGATGCGCTGGTTAGTTTTGTTACGACAGGCAAGCTGGATTTTAAATCCATGGCGGATTCCATCATTGCCGATATGGTACGAATGCAAATCCAGTCCAGCATCACAAAACCGTTGGCTGGGGCATTAAGCGGATTTTTAGGTGATGTTGCCGGATCATTGTTCGGATCTCCGTCATCGGGCGCATCGTCGGCAACCGCTCACACTGGCGGTGTGATTGGCGCTGACACTTTACGCATGCGTTCGGTGAGTCCATCTGTTTTTGCAAATGCGCCTCGTTTCCATACGGGCGGTATTGTCGGTAATGAAGTGCCGATTATCGCTAAACAAGGCGAAGCCGTCTTTACGCCTGGGCAGATGAAGCTTCTGGGCGGTGCGTTGCAATCCAAACCGAATGTTAGTGTATCCGTTCGTGTTGAAAATAACGTCAGCAATGCTCAAGCCAGAGCCGATGTCAGCCGTGACAGTACAGGCAATATGGACTTAAAAATCATCATCGAAGAAGTGGAAGGTAATCTATCGCGCAATATCGGACGCGGTGAAGGTTTAGCACCAACGCTGGAGCGCCGCTATGGCCTTAATCCTGCGGCGGGGAGTTATCGTTAAATGAGTGAAATAACATGGCCATCAACATTACCGTTGCCAACGGTGCAAGGATACGGGGTTCAGCCTGGGGAAGCAATTTTACGCACCGAGATGGAGGCAGGCCTTGCACGACAACGTCGCCGTTTTACCGATGTGCCGACCAAGGTGTCTGTGCGCTGGATTATGCGGCGGGATCAATATGCCATTTTTGAAGGCTGGTATCGCTGGCATGCCCGTGAGGGTGCAAGCTGGTTTGCCATCACGCTTTTGGGCGGACTTGGTCTTCTGGAACAAGAAGCACGCTTTACACGGCAATTTTCATCACGGCTTTTGGCGGGTGGGACGCTTTGGGAGATTACATCTGAGTTGGAAATCCGTGAACGGCCTGTTCTGGATGAAGGCTTGCTGAACTTGCTCTTAAGCGAAGATGCTCAAGGCATTATTACCGCTGGTGAAAACTTACACATTCTTGTGCATCAGACTTTGCCGCTCCGCCTTTATTAACCACTCAAACAAAAGGAAGACATCATGACCTTGCAGACCGATCTGCAGGATGCGGTGGCGCGTGTCCAAACGGACAGCCAGCTCCTGCACAATATCGTCCACGGTGACGATCAAACTACCGTTCCGACCGATGGCGGTAATGTCAAAAGCGCCTCCAAAGCCATCAAGGATATGGAAGATACCATTCAGGCGGGGCTGACAGACCTTGGCGCATCGGCTGACCAGCTGAATGCGGCTGTATCACAAACCGAAACCTATCGGGATGAAACGCAATCTTTGGCGCAGTCTGCCTTGCAAACAGCCAATGCCCTTAATCTGCCCACCAACATTAACGGTCAGGCGGGTAAATTGCTGGCGGTCAAACAAGCTGAAGACGGGTTTGAGGTGATTGAATCAGTCGGTGTGTTTTATGGCTTGCGTGCCGATGGTTCAAAGCTCACGGCGATCACAGGACAAGGCACATACAACGCCAATGATTTTGACACATGGTTCATCACGCTGCCGGGGGTGGATTTCAACATCAACGAGGACGGCCACCTCATCATCAATATTTAAGCAGGAGATAAAAACATGACACAGATTGATCTGGGCAATATCCGCATTAACTGGCGCGGAGCCTATAACAGCGCCACCAATTACGTGCGCCATGATGCCGTTTCTTATCAAGGCTCAAGCTTCATCGCCAAACGGACAGTGTCAGCCGTCACACCCGTTCAAGGCGATGATTGGGATTTGATGGCGGCGGGTACAGATCAGCTCACCCAAGAGGGCGATCTTCTCATCCATAACGGCGCTATTCCTGTTCGTCTTGCCCGTGGCGGCAATGCTCAGGTGTTGCAGATGGTAGGCAATCAGCCTGCTTGGCGGAATCAATCGCTCGACCCATCCCGCCGTGTATGGAAGCTGGCCAAGGTTAATGGTCTGGGCGGTTGGTACACGCGGGTTTATCTCATGGCTGATGGCACGATCAAAGCCTGTGGTTATGGCGGTAATTATTCCAACGGGGATTCCAATGGCTCTCATATTTATACGCCAAAGCGTGTGGCAACGGATAATCCCGATGTGCGCTTTGTGGATGTGTTCTCAGGTGGGATGCAGCATTATGCTTTGACCGCTGATGGTGAAGTCTGGTCTTGGGGTTTTAACAATTATGGCCAGCTTGGTCATGGCAACACCATTAATTTGGCAGTAGCCAAGCGGATTGAATATTTTGTTCAAAACAACATTCAAATTGCCAAAGTCATCCCTGGTCGTCCGAATTATTATGATCACGCCTGCGCTTATTTCTTAACGACCGATGGTCGTGTTTACGCCTGCGGGATTAACAGCAACGGCAATCTGGGTAATGGGACATCAGCAAACCAATATACGCCCATTCGCTGCGGCGCGTTGACCAATATTATCGATGTCTCGACTTCGGGTTTACCCCATACGACCTATGCTGTTCAAGATAACGGCTCACTTTGGGTTTGGGGATATAATGGTTATGGACAGCTTGGCCTTGGGGATACGACCAATCGGGAAACCCCCATTTTGCATCCCGCCTTCAATAATGTGATTAAGGCTTTGCCATCTTGCGGGTATAACACCGCTGGCTCTGGCCCGACAGGCTCTGGTCTTGTCTTATTAAGCGACGGTACATTATGGAGCGCAGGATTTAATGGGAATGGAGAGCTTGGCTTGGGTGATACCACGCAAAGGACAAGCTTCACGCAAATCGCTCTGCCCTCCGTTACCTTCACGGATATTTTTGTCGGCGATGGTCGTTATGCAAGCGGTGGCGGTATTACCGATCAAGGTGAGGTCTATCTCTGGGGGTATAACGGCTACGGCCAGTTGGGAACGGGCAACACCACAAACCAGCTTTCTCCGCAAATGCCCGCCGGTGATTTTCAAGGCAATGTGACCAGGGCCGCTTTTGGGGGTGGATGCAGTTATGAGGGCTGTATCTTACAAGCAGGCAACGATCTCTGGGGCGCTGGGTATTCCGGCAATGCTAATCTGGGAATTAACAGTTTTGCTGCTACCAATAATACATTCCAACGCGTGCTTGGGCAATCAGGCGTGATTGAAGACTGGAATTGCTATGGCCAAGGCACAGCCTCATGGGGGCTTGGTGTTTTGTATGACGACGGGCGCGTTGATGCCTGCGGAGAGAATAATTCTTACGGCGAAACAGGAACGCAGGCAGGCAACCTGCATGACGTAGCCACTTTAACCAATGTCATTTTCTAGGAGGCTTTTATGAACCTTAAATCTTATTTACAGACCCGCGCGCCGATCTTTGCCGAAAGTACCATCGCGCCCATTCACTTGGCTGATCTGAATGAACGGCATTATTACGCTTTTGCCGAGGATGTCACACCACCATCGGGTGGCAAGGCTGTGAGTGATCAGGAATTAAAAGAAATCACATCCAATAGTCAGTTGATCCGCCAGATTAAGGAAGAAGCAGGACGGCGCATCACCGATATCGCCCCTGTATGGAAACAGCAAAATGCCCTGGCAGATTTGTATCTGTTGGGGGATCGTACAGATTTGACGAAGGCCGAACAGGAAACGCTCACCAAAGCGCAAGATTTACTGGCGCAGGTGCAAGTGCTGCGTGAGCGCTCTAACGCCATCGAATCCTCATTCCTAAACGGTGTGGCGGTGGATTATCTGACCGATAAAGCATGGGAGGATGCCCCTTATGCCGAATAATGCCTTATCGGAAGCCTTGCGCGAGGCTTATGCCTCTGCGCCCAGTGATGTCGTGATTTTACACACGCTGGAGCTTCGCCACCCATCCTTTATCAATGATGACGATAGTTCTATGGCCATTCGGGTGGTGCGGGATAATCAAAATTTGACTGCCCGCATGGAGGCAACAGCGCCGTTAAACGCTGGAGAAATGGTTGAGTTTATCGCCATGGGTTTTGATCTGGAATTACCACCCGTTGATACTGCGCCCGTACCTGAAATCTCTATCACGCTGGATAATGTCAGTCGTGAGATTGTCACGCATTTGGATCGGGCGGCAGAAAGCCAGGACAAAATCGAAATCACCTATCGTCCGTATTTATCCGATGATTTGGAAGGGCCGCAAATGGACCCTCCATTTACGTTGGTGCTCACAGAAGTGAGTGCCGATGCCTCCCGTGTCACAGGCAAAGCCCGCATGCTCGATGTCGGAAACAAAGCCTTCCCATCAGAAACTTACAATGCATTACGTTTTGCGGGGCTGACGCGATGACACATTGGGCAGTGGATTATATCGGCAAGCCGTGGGTTGTCGCATCGGACGGTCCTGAGGCGTATGATTGCTGGGGCTTGGTCGTGGCGATCCATAAACGCCTTTATGGGCGGGATTTAATCGTTATCCCTGTCCAGGAAAACAATCTGCGCCAACTGATCAAAACCATTGATGCCCACCCTGAACGGGCAAATTGGGATGTGGTGCATAAGCCGATGGAAGGTGACATTGCCCTGATGCGTCAATCTCGCCATCCGATCCATGTCGGGATTTGGCTCGATATTGACGGCGGTGGAATGCTTCACTGTATGCAAGGTGCAGGCGTCGTGTTTCAAAACCTGCATAGCCTGTCTCTCACGGGTTGGAAAATCGAAAATTATTATCGTTATAAAGGACATGAACAACATGGCGCAAATTGCCATTCATCATAATCCGTTTCATCTGCATCAAAATGTTGATCTGTTTGAACCGCGTATCGGGCAGACCGTCCGTGGTTGGCTAGACGCGCGCGGCATTGCGGAGTTCTCAAAGCCGACCTTGTGCCTTGTTGATGGCGAACCCGTTCTGCGGAAAGACTGGGCGTTGGTTGTGATTGCCAAAGATACGGTAGTGAGCTTTATTGCTTTGCCCCAAGGCGGTGGTGGTGGCGGTAAAATCCTACGCACCGTGCTAACCATTGCCGTCATGGTGGCTGCACCCTATGCAGGGGCAGCGCTCGCTGGAACGCTGGGTGTGACCAGTGCGATTGGAACATCACTCTTAACCGCCGGAATTGCTCTCGCCGGATCGGCGCTGGTCAATGCGCTTATTCCGCCGCCAATGCCAAGCTCTGCCATCAGCAATTATAATGCGACCAGCCCCAGCCCGACATATTCCCTGCAGGCACAAGGCAACCAAGCCCGCCTTGGTGAGCCGATCCCCGTTGTGTATGGTCGACATGTGGTTTATCCCGATTTCGGGGCAACGCCTTATGCGGAATTCACGAATAACGACCAATTTTTATTCCAGCTCCATGTTATCGGTCAGGGCGAATATGATTTAGAGGCCATCCGTATTGAAGATACGCCGATCAGCTCTTTTGCAGAGATTGAATATGAAATCATTTCACCAAAAGGAACAGTCACGCTCTTTGATACGGATGTCGTAACTGCCCCTGAGATCGCAGGACAGGAATTATTAAGCACTGGTGACGGTGGCGACTGGATCGGTCCGTTTGTTGCCAACCCGTCTGAAACCCAAACAACGCTTCTGGCGCTGGATATGATTCTGCCGAAAGGTCTCTATTACGCCAATGACAGTGGCGGGTTGAATAGCCGTACCGCCTCATGGGATGTTGAAGCCCGTCTAATTGATGATGACGGCACAGCGCTGGGGAGTTGGTTTAATCTTGGCTCGGAAAGCATTACGGATAACACCAATACAGCTATTCGTAGAACATACAAATATCCTGTGTCTGCCGGACGCTATGAAGTGCGTGCCATCCGTACCAATGCCAAGGATGTGTCGGTGCGGGCTGGGAGTGATCTCAACTGGAATGCGCTCAAAGCCCATTTAGCCCACGATGATGATTTTGGCAACGTCACGCTTCTGGCCATGAAAATGCGGGCAACGGATAATCTCTCGCAACGATCATCACGGATGGTGAATTGCATCGTCACCCGTAAATTGCCGATTTGGGATAGCGTGACAGGTTGGTCTGCACCGCAAGCCACACGCTCTATCGCATGGGCATGCGCTGATATTCTTAAAAGCAGCTATGGCGCAAAGCTGGAGGATAGCCGTATTGATTTGCAAGCGCTGGTGGCCTTGGATGCGATCTGGACAGCGCGGGGTGATACATTCAATGGCGTGTTCGACCGTAAACTCACCGTATGGGATGCCTTGTCACAAGTAGCCCGTTGTGGCCGTGCCGTTGCCTTTCTCCAAGGCGGACTGGTGCGGTTTGTACGGGATGAACCAAAAACCCTCCCAGTGGCATTATTCTCGCCCCGCAATATCGTCAAAGGCAGTTTCAAAATCGATTATGTGATGCCGGGGGAAGATACGGCGGACAGTGTCACGGTTGAATTCTTCAATGAAAAAACATGGAAGCCCGATGAGGTAACAGTCAGCTTGCCCGATAGCAGCGCTGAACAACCTGCGACCGTATCGCTTTTTGGCAGTACGGACAAAGCCCATGCCATTCGTGAGGGACTTTATATGGCGGCTGCCAATCGCTATCGCAGACGGATGGTGAGTTTCAAAACGGAGCTGGAGGGCTTAATCCCGACTTATGGCGATTTGATCGCCATCTCACATGATATGCCGCGCTGGGGTGAAGCGGGTGATGTCGTGGCTTATGATTCTCCGTATTTGGATTTATCAGAAAGCGTGAGTTTTATTGAAGGCGATAGCCATTACATCGTGCTGCGTAAAAAAGACGGATCGGTCAGCGGGCCGTGGCTGGTCACTGCAGGTGCAAACGAACGGCAAGTCATGCTGGGTGAAGACTTGGACTTCACACCCTATACAGGCAGTGAGCAAGAGCGCACCCATTTTGCCTTTGGTATCGGTGAGCAATGGGGTGTCCTTGCCCGTGTGACCGCCGTTAAACCGCGTGGTGATCTGGTCGAGATTGCAAGCGTTGTCGAAAACCCGCTGGTTCATACAGCAGATCAATAAATCAACAATCAATAACTATAGGAGTAAAAAACATGTCCCTTGCTGAATGGGGCCTGCTGTTTGGCGTGCTTGCCAACAGTATTGGCCTACTTATTACCTTTGTGAAAATGGTTGCGTGGATTTCATCCAACATTGCCACGGTGAATGAGCGTCTCAACACCCTCGAAAACCAAGTCAATAACGACATCACCGGTCGCAAGGTCGTCGGTGAAATGCGCCAGGACATCGCCGTTATCAAAACCCAGATCACCGATATTCGGGATGATCTGAAAGCGATGCGTAGCCCCCCAATAAATCAAAAAGTTTAACCAACCAACCCCAAAACCATGAAAGGAAAAATATCATGCTGACATTACTTGGAAGCCTTCTGGGCTTTTTATCATCCGCATTTCCGGATTTTCTAAAACTCTGGCGCGATCACTCCGACCGCAAACATGAGCTGGCCATATTGGACCGCCAAATGGAAGCGCAACGGCAAGGCCACACTCAACGTTTGGAAGAGATACAGGTGCAGGCCGACATTGCCGAAAGCAACGCGCTATACAGCCACGCCAGCCAACCGAGCGGCGTGAAATGGGTGGAAGCATTGCGGGCATCGGTGCGTCCGATTATCACTTATGCGTTTTTCATTCTGTTCGCCACGGTGAAGACTGCCGCATTATTCAAATTATTGGATCAGGGTGTCGACATTACCGACGGACTGATTGCCGTATGGGACGGCGAAACGCAGGCATTGTTTGCCGCAGTGATGTCCTTCTGGTTTGGTCAACGCGCCTTGTCTAAGTTCCGCTCAAATCCTTGAAAAATAGCATCTTATTCACTTGATAAGCTTCGGGAATGAAGCGTTACTGTTACTCACAAAAAAGTAATTAAAAAACAAGGAGATATATAAATGAGCAAACTATTTTACAAGGCGATGATCGAAGATATTCAAAACGATAAATGCACCGATGCGGAGCTGGAGTCTCTGCTCGATGCGTTTGAATATACGGTCAAGAAAATGGCCACCACACTGGCCCGAAAATCTTGGTATGCGCTGGAAGACTACGCCACATCAAAACAGCGGGGCATCGACCGCTTTAATCTGACGCTGGAGCGCCGAAACGCAAACGGCCAAGAACAATGGTGGGGCAGCTTTGAATACGGCAGCAAGAAACTGAAAGTGATTGCTACGCTGGAAAAAGACTAAAATTCTCGCACGAGGGGGCGGAATACTCGCCTGAAAGCTTCTAACTTTTGCGTAAACCATTCATGTTGATCAAGCCAATCACTCTCATTGCTAATATCAGCAGATTTTTCGATTTTAATTACAGCCGTTTGTTTATCGGGATTGTTTTCCCACTCCAAAGCCTCTCCGAATGAGGCTTCAATGGCATCTTTTTGCTCATATAAATGCTCGTATTTCTCCTTCATATTTTTGTAGAGATATACGCCCGCAGCTAATTTCCCAGTTTGAGTGCTGATTGAGATACGCAATATAGCATTCGTCTTTCCAAGGGAGAAGTCTGACCAACCTTTAGCGCCAGGGGAGCGAAGTTTTGCGTCAGAGTTGGCTTCCAGATATTCAGATAGGTGCGACCAATATTTTAATTGCAGTTCTTGTGAGGCACTTAATCCTTCTTCTTCAATTTTTCGGGCGGCACGAGAAACGGTTGAGCTCCAATCATTCGGCTGTGAAATGACATTAAATTTTGGTGCGGGGATTGAATCATTAATACGCCATAATTCAACCTCTAGGCCAAAAAAGCGAAAATCTGTATCTGTAATTTTATTCAACCAGTCCAGTGCAGATCTGTGTTCTTCTGTAAATTTTGAGGCAACCCAAATAATGGTGACAGCATCAAGGCCAGCCGCATAGGTCATTAGCTGTCCGAGGTGCTTATGATCAGTTCTTTCAATTTGGTTTTCAATTAGAACCCAAGTGTCATCGAGTGTGTTCTTACAAAGGATATCTGCCCGAAATGGTCCCACATCTTTTTCTTGGGCTTCCAGCTCAAGTTCCAAGCCGATTGTATCGCCTAGAATTTGAAGGTGCTCCTCACGGGCAAGCCATGGCGTGAAGTCACGATCTTCTGTTTCCCAAATATGCCGAAGCTCAACGCGCTCTAAGCGCCCCAATGTTTTTACCATAAGCTGAATCTTTCCTGTTTCAGCAATTCTATCAAAACCTTGAAAATTTACAATGAAAGGAGAAAATAATGCGCCACATTACGCAAAACGGTATTGATTTAATTAAGCGGTTCGAAGGGTTTTCTGCCAAAGTCTATATATGCCCCGCTGGTTATCCGACAATCGGTTACGGTCACGTTGTTAAACCGCATGAGGATTTCTCAGCAGGCATTGATGAAGCACAGGCAGAGGAATTATTACGCCAAGATGCTGTTATCGCCGAACGAGCTGTATTGCGCCTGATTAGCGTGCCGCTAACAGATGGTCAATTTGATGCACTGGTATCATTCACCTATAATCTTGGCGGCGGTGCACTTCAACGTTCAACACTACGCCGTAAAATCAACCGCGAGGAACACGCCGAAGTGCCAGAGCAATTCATGCGCTGGGTCTGGGCTGGTGGCCGGAAATTGAAAGGTCTTGTGCGGAGACGTGAGGCTGAAATTAGTTTGTATGATTCCTACGCAACATCAGGCTCGTCTACCTGAATCCAATCAACAACTTCAAGAGTAAGTTCAAGTAAATCATAAGAGCTGTCGTCATAATCAGAACGCTCAAATTTAGCTTGAAATTTTGAACTGTACGGCACGTCAATCGAGTGTTCAGAACTGGAAGCGCCAATTCTAGCTGATGTTGATACACTACCACTCACAGATATATTACTTGCGTTAGTGATAGATGAAATATCTTCCATATATAGTTCTATATCTCCTAGCCCGTAGTTACCAGGACTAAAACTTTCAAAGCGTTCTAGCAGCTCTTCTTCAATTATCGGCTCAATAACTTCACGAAACTTTTCTAAGGCATCTTCTTTTAATTTATCAATACGCTGGGCATATGCAGGACGGTCATGATTATAAATAATTTCGCTAGGCCTTAGCTCTTTACCATCAATATAAACGATGCCATCTTCTTGAGAGTATTCAACCGTAACGTTGTTATCAATCTGCTCATTCATTTCAGCAAGATTCATTTTTTCTTCTAGCTTGGAAAACTTAAGTTTTGTCTTTGTGATATCAATTGGATCATCATCTAAAAGAAGTAAAAGAATTTCTGTAATATGAGCAAATGTTTTTACACAAATTACTATTTCAGATTTAGTTGGTAGGGGCAGGCTCTCGTCCATGCCGTGACCAGCTAAAGTTTGTGTATTCCGAATATTTGCAAAACCACTGACTAAACCAGCAATATTTCCTTTTATTTGTTGATTAGAATAACCCACACAATCTAACGATGCTTTTATTAATTTAGGCAGGTCGGCAATTCCATTAATAGGGTTATTTGATTCCTCTAAGATTGTTTTACAGATGCATTCTAGCGCAGACTTACAAAAATCAATGGTTTCGGGCTGAAAAGAGGAATAAGCCTTTTCAGCCTTTTCTAGTGTCAATTTTAATCGATCTAATCGATACCTTTTCTCAAATTCATAAGCGAGTAAAAAAGGATTATCCATTTGGGCATCAACCTATGCAGCATTCATCATGTGATGAATAATGGAATCCATTAAATTGCCGTTTAGTGCTTGTGATTGCAAAATCTGTTCCTCTAGTTCGTCGCATAATGCCAATAATTTATCCACTTTGGAAACAATACGTATTTGCTCTTCAAGTGGAGGGATTGGGATAACTAGCGAGTTTATTGCTCCTAAAAATAAATTAGATTGCGCAGTTGATTTTGACTTTTCTAAAATTTGACTCTGAACAAAAGGAGATCTAATTGCGTACATCAAAAATTTGTTAGCAGATAAGTCTTGGAAAACTTTAATTAAAGCAGCGCTTCGTACCATAACATAATGATTGTCTTTATCAACTAAACAGCATCTTCCAACGGAGCCGGAACAAGACAGAAGAATATCTCCTTTATCAGGATTACATCTTTTCCTAATTCTTTCAAACTCCTCATCCCCAACGTAATCTACTGAATTAAGCAAAATGCCAGAATTCGTTACATTTCTTGCAGATAATAAATAGTTCCCGCTTTCAGTTCTTTTCGGTGTTGCATGTTCCCCATCAGTAATTTTAGGACTGATATGCCCTAGTCTAACTAGCTGCCAAGTAAATGGTGTTTTAAAATTGATTTTTTCTCCATCCACATTTTCTACAGATTTAGTTTTTTTTATTTCACCCGATTTAATTAATTGCTCTTTTCTAAGTTTAATCTCAGATAGGGTATTCAAAACAGGAGTATCATTATTATCTTGTCGCGTCAGTTTTCCTTGAATAGCTAGTTGCAGAATTGTTGAGCGAAGGTCGGAAATGGATTCGATATCAGTAAAAAACGCATCAAAATTATCGTGAATAAAACCAGAGAAGTTGTCCTCTTTTACTAGGCTATTT